TTTAGATACAATCTTTTGGTCTAGTGCAATTCTTTGTGGTAATGGTAGATTGTTATAATCTGCTTTATCCAATCCACTCCACTTCTGAATAACTTTTGCCTTTGCTTGTTTCTGTGCTCTTTTGTGTAGAGTTTCAGTATCGGCAAGTCTCATCTTCTTACGAGCAACCTTAGATTTGAACGCCGCACTCTTGGTCAACTTTCTCATACGCAAAGCCATCTTACGGCGTTGTGCCATAGAGACTGCCTGTCTTTCTGATAAGTCAATCATGAGTTCGTCAAATTTCTTCATCTATCCCAAGCCTTAACTGCTGTAAAGTTATTAAAACTAAATTCCATTCTATCTACGAGTTTAACTGCACCACCAGTAACTCTGTCAATTGCAACATAACCTTCTGCATCGGTTACTTTGAAACCATTCTTTGTTCTAATGAAAGTTCCAATTTGCTTAACAGTATTTAGTTTATCTACAATTCGTTCTTTTGCTGCAACAATATGGTTCTGGAAGTCGATAACATATTCTACATTCTTTATATGTTTCTTCAACTCACGAACAACTTCTTTCTTTGCAGTCTCAATCTCTTGCTTCTTGGCTGGGGTTTTGATTGCATTGATTCTCTTATCATATACACCCTCAACCCAAGACAAATATCCTTTTACATGAGAAGGGACATTGTTAATCTTCTCACCCTCTCTTACCTTACTATTGTTGTAGGTTTTTAGAGATGCACCAGCGAGTGGGCCTGAACCAAATACATTGTTCTGAATATCTAAGAACTTCTTCAACATCGTTGCATTGATTTTCTGGAATGTCTTTCCAGCAATCGACAAGTGGTGTGTGACAATCTCTGTCTCTGTTTCATTCATCGTTGCAGAACCAGACAAGTCTTTATAACTTGCATCATCCATCCAAATAGAGGATGTATGTTTCATTTTAGAAATGTCTGCACCGAAAGATGCTTTCATATCTTGTAATGCATTACCTTTATAAGTGGTATGCCAAACGACTCCAATCTTCGCCTTTGCCATTACCTTACCCATGTGACTGTTCACTGGAACTGCATAGACAATTGTGTTTGGTTGGAAAGTGTAATACTTCTCACCATCAATTGTTTCAGTCTCCAAAGAAGTGAACATCAAGTCTCCTTGTAGAACACCCTTGATTCCCAACTTAGGGAACTCTGCAAGTGCAACCTTGAACTTTGTATTTAAATCACCAGAGGTGTCTGCATCAATGTCTGCATTTGATTTGTAGAGTTTTGGATTTACATTGAATACTGATTTCTTTGCAACAAAGAACTTACCATCTTCTGGGTCAATACCAGCAAAGATAGCTGGAGCTCCATCCCACTTAACAGTCATGTTGATTGATGAACGAGAGTGTCCAGCCAACATGTCTCTTAGAGAACGACAGAAGTTAATAGAAGAACGACCACCCTCAACACCATAGTTGAGAATTTCATCCTCAATGTGTTCTAGGTGAAGGTTCTTACCCGCTTTGTCTTCTGTTAGGAATGAACTAAAATTAATCATTTCTTAAAAATCTTCTTAAAGTCTGGGGTTGCAACAGCTTGGAACTGTGGATTAGCAGTATAACTCCCTTTGTAACGAATTTCAAGGTCAATAATCTTTGCACCGTCACTAAAGATTGAGAAGAAAACCTTTGCCGCACCAGCACCTTCTTCCCATGCTTGTTTCTTGCCGGGCGTAGGTTTCATCTCCAACTTAGAGTTGAAGATACGAGTAATTGTTTCAATAGTTTCTGGGGTGTCTTTAAGTTCTGCGTCTTCGACATTTACTTGGCCTTTGACAAACTTACCAATACCAGTTAGAAGGTAGAATTTAAACTCTCCAGCATCTTCGATGTCTTTCATCTTTGTTCTGAAAAGAAGTTCAATAAACGCTTTAGTGAATCCCTCACCATTTGCACTTAATACTTGGAACACTCTTCTGAAAAATGTATTCTTTCTGTCTTTGAGATATACACCCATCTGTTTTTGAGAGATATCCCGAATCATTTGTCCCTTTTCTTTATCTGATAATCCTTTAACAGATTTTTTGTAATGTTTGTAAATGACATAATCAAAGAAAAGTTGTTTACTTGCTTCGATTGATTCTACAGTCTTTGCACCTAAGATATCTTTAAGAATACCAACATCACCAGTAATTGGTTTATTGATTAGTGTAGGGTCAACATCAGTTGACTTACCTTTTTTCTTGAGTGAGAACCCGTGATAAACACCGTCTGAGTTCTTAACAACAATATCAGATGAGTTGTAGTCCTTCACTCCACCGACAGGGGGGTTATATTTTGAAATATCAGAGTGCCAACCCTTACCTGTCCAATATGCCTTTACTGGATTAGGACAAACTTTAAGGATTGCGTTTGATGAGGAAATTGCAGTTGCAAGGTCATTGAAGTTACCATTAAATTGGTCTACAAGTTCTGGTCTAGCAGATGCACCTTCAATCTTATTGAAGACAGACTTTGCACCTTCAATCATCTCTACCGCTTCTGCTTCAGAGATGGAGCCACCCTTTACTTTATTGAGAACCAAAGCAGCAACCATCATCTCTTGTGTATTTTCATTAATCTTGACTCCATCTTTACCGATAGAACCTTGACCAAATCCAATACCCGTCAATTCTGGTGCATTGTCCTTAATCCATGTTTTGATAGCGTCTTGTGTCTTCTGGTCACCAGCACCACGAATCTTAATCTTATTCGCACCACCAGCAACAGGGATATCATCTAACCCCAAAGAGTTTAGATGTGCAACTAACTTTTTAAGTGAGTCTTTATCCTGTTTAGTATCAAAGTTGTCCACATCATCTGGTGATGTGATAGGCACATTAAAAGCCTCTGAGAACTGTATGAAAGTCTGCATTTACACCTTTTCCATTCAAACAAATGTTATTTTACACATCTATTTATAAGGATTTGGTGTTAGAACTTGATATCGTTAAACTTGTCGTAGGAACCACTACGAGACTTGTCAAAGATTGGAGTATCATCTTCCTGTTGTCCAGAATCCGTTATACCTTCTTGTGCATCTTGTTCACAATCATACAACTTCATCTTAGCTCTGTCAACCCCAATAACAAATCTTTTATTCATGCCTGGGTCATTATAACGATTCTTCAATTGTTTCACCATAATCTGTCCAAGGTTTTCTAATTCCTCAGTTGATATCAAAGCAAACATTAGGTCAGCAGTGGCTGGTAGACCAAACGATTCTGAGGTGTCTTCCAAACCAACATCAGAGTTTGCATAACCACCACGAGTAGTTTGGGTCGCAGACATGATAGGAACATTTGTTTCAACAGCAAGTCCACGCAACTCTTCTGCAATCGCTTTGATATAGAAGTAAGAACCTACATTCGCATTACCTTTGAATCGTGCAGATGAACAGATGTTCAGATAGTCAATAAAGATAATGTCTGGGTGAAATGATTTCTTCAAAGACAACTCTTTCAACAATGCACGAAAGTGTCCACTGTGAGCAGATGCAGTTGGGTATTCTTTGATAATCAGTTTGCCATTAGTCTTAGACTTGAGTTTACCAAGTCGGTCTGAGAACATCTTCTTAGGAAGATTGTGTAAGTCTTCCATTGTGATGTTCATCAAGTTTGCATCAATACGCTCTGCAATGCGTTCCTCTGCCATCTCCATTGTGATGTAGAGAACATTCTTACCTTGCATCAAAGTATTTGCAGCCATGTGACACATGAACAATGATTTACCAACACCAGTGCCTGCAAGAGCAATGTTCAAGGTTTTTGGTGGTAGTCCACCTTTTGTAATCTTATTGAAGTATTCAAGGTCAAACTCAAGTTTCTCTTCTACCTTGTGATAGAACTCAAATCGTTCTTCACCGTCTTCCACATAGTCGTGTCCAACATGAGAGTCAAATGCAACTGCAAGTGCCTCTTGTAGAATAGAAGGAATGGCTTCTGGGGTGTGTTGTTTGTCTTTACCTTCAATGATAGAGATACCATTGAGGATTGCATTGTATACTGCTTTGTCTTTACAGAATTTCTCGGTTGTATCTACCAACCAATTCATGTCAACTTGAGCATCAGATAGAGATTCAATAATCTCTAAAACCTTTTTGTAACCTTCATCAGATAAGTCCTTGCGACTGTCTAATTCGATTGATAGAGACTCCTTAGTTGGTTGTGCATTATACTTCTCTACGAACTTGTAGATTTCTTCAAATACCACTCGTTCTTGAGGGTCAAGAAAATACTCTGCCTTGAGAAATGGCAAAACCCTACGGGCATAGGGTTCATTATAAACTAAGTTACTAAGTGTTGTTCTTTCAATCGTCTGTGTTGACATATTCTAATTCGTCCCTATCTAATTGCTGTTGTATCAAGTCTTCTAATATCTTGCCGGCAAGTTCAAAGAAATCATCACCAATCATTTCTTTCGGCAGACCATTAGAGTCTAACATATCCCATTCGAATTGTAAAGTAGCATTTGTCTTATCTTCATTCTCAACTAGTTTAACTTCACCATAACGATAGACAACGCCTTGGTATTTCCCAGCCTTTTCAGTTAGACCAATCCCTGTCCAACTCTTATCTTTGTTTTCTACAAAAGTATACATTTCTCTAATATCAGACATAATGCAAGTAGCTTCCTATAATATATTTTGGTTTATCTATTGGTTTACGACCAGCATGTAAGTGAGTCCACATTGGTGGGAACATCAACATCTTTCCTGCCTCTGGTTTTACTGAAATTCCAAACTGTGGAAACTCAGTATGTCCACCCTCATTATCGTCCAAGTATAAAAAGAAGACTAAGAACCGTCTTGCAGTATCATAGTTCCCAACATCAACATGGTCATCAAACTGGTCAACATCATTTGGCATATATCGTTTCATACGAAAGTTTTCAAATGCAAATTGTTGTGGAAACATCTTATCTGTAATATTACAGTCTTCCATATAGTTACGAATGTATTGTTGGAAGACTTCTGTTAATGCATTGGTGAATGGTTGCCATTCTGGGTGATGTTGTAGATTCACTTGTGTGAACGAACGATGACCCTCTAACACCACTTCTTCATGATGTTGAGGGTTCTCTTCGAACATTGCGATTATCTGTTTACAAAAATCTGGTGTAATTACATTTTCATAAACTCTAATGTAATCATTCTGTGTCAACTTCTTCTGGTTCCTCAGCAGTATGTAATTCTTGCATATTGCCATACTTGAATTCTTTTGCAGCACATTCATCCAGTTGTTGCATAATCTCATCAGTGAAATACTGTTCTGGATTATTGTTGATTGTCTTACCGAATGTCTTAGTTCCATCAGGCAACTCAATACGAGTTGATACTGATTTGAAGATACCGTATTTCAATGCAAGGTCAAGTAATCCATAATAACGGTCAAGTCCTTTATCATATGTCAGACGAACATCAACCATCTTGTTTTCAATAGTCAAACGAGACTTTGCATTCTTACAGTGAACGATGTTACCGATAACCTCAGTTCCATCCTTCTCTTTCTTCTTAGACAAGTATACGATTGAAGATGCAGCATACTTGAGTCCACTACCACCACCCATTTCTTTGGTGGGGAACATAGAACCAACAACATCATAAGTGTGGTTAGTTACTACCATTGGAACTTTTGCCTTACCTAGTTTCAAAGTCAACACTCGGAATGCGGCCTTGAGAACTTGTGCTCGTGTCATGTCACGAGTCTCTTTACCATCAGATGTATCTTCTACTTCCTTAGTTGTAGACAACATACCCAATGAGTCTAGACATAACATCATAGGAGCTCGTTCTGATTCTGGTTGTTCAAGATACTTGTCTAGAACACGAATTGCTTGAGTTCTGAACTCTTGAACTGTAGTCACTGGAAGGATAACCATACGAGTAGGGTCAATACCTCTATCAACTACCATCTGTTTAGTGATTGCAGATTCAGATTCAAAGTAAAGAACACCAGCGTCTGGGTTCTTATCTAAGAACTGTTTTACAATACCCATTACAAAGTAAGTCTTACCAGTTGCAGACTCACCAGCAACCGCAGTAATCTTGTTTGATGGAAGTCCACCGTAGATACTACCAGACAATAATGCATTGAAAATGTAAGAACCAGTGTCGATAAAAGAATCTACATCACCAGCTTCTACACCATCCGACACTAGGGCAGCATATTCGTTGCCTGCTGTCTTGGCAATATCTTTTAGAAAATCCATACTTAAATGTCTCCTTCGTCTCTATTTTCTGACCTAAAGGAATCGAATCCATCAGGATATCGTGCCTCTAGTTTTTCAGTATTCATATAAATGATTTCTTCAAACGAGGTATCAAGTGCAATACATGCTTGTGCGATATACCACATGACATCACCCAATTCTCGTTTTGCATGGTATATAGTGTGTTCATCCATTGGTTTACCTTGGAAGACACACTTCTTAACAATCTCAGTAAACTCACCACCCTCAGCACTAATACCCATGGCGGCAGTAATCAATCGTTCTGGGGATACACCAGAAGATTCTTCAATAATATCTAGTGAGGTATTAAATGCTTCGGAGTCTTTCGACTCATCACTTGTAACTAAATCTACAAAACGAGTGTAGTCTTCTAGAAGTCGTTCATCAATCATTGTGGTTCCTTTACTTAAAAATGTTGATTGTTTAATATACCAAAATAAACTGGATTCGTCAAGAGCTTTTACTTAATTGCAATTGCACCAACAAACATATGATTTCTCCAGAAAGGCTGAATCTTATCAAACGCAAACCCAGCAATAGATAGGTTACTCAGAATCTCTTTCCATGTATTCGGTTTCATCATATGTCGTAGTGTTCTTTCCTTGTCCATGATATCTTCTGTAGTGAAGTTGTTTCGTTTATAATCATAGTAGTTGAAAGTAATCATCTCTTGAACACGAGGGTCTTCTGCAACAGTTTTCTCTGAAAAGATAAAAGCACCCCCACAATTCAGGCCTTTATAGATTTTTTCCAATACTTCTCTACGATGTCTTGGTGGCATGAACTGTAATGTAAAGATAGAAGTCACTAAAGAACAATTCTCAAACTTATGGTCACGAACATCTCCTTTAATAAAATCTAAATCAACCCAAGGATTGTTAGTCGTGATATCCTTATAACGGTTATCTAAATCCTTGTGGAATCCTTCTGCAAGTTCTACACCCACATAGTGGGCATTAGAACAATGGTCTTGGTTTTCTAGGATGATTCGTTCTGTTACTTTACCAGTTGAACAACCAATATCAATTACATTAGTTCCGTCCTCTACAAAGTAACGAGAATATGCAATAACATCATCTAACAAATTACTATAACCACGAATAGAGTGTTCTATGTGGTCATCAAATCCCTCTTCACGATGTGCGAATGTGAAGTCGTAGTTGTTTGTATCACAATCAATCATTATGTAACTCCTTATAAGGTTTCAATACCTTTTCGTAGATTGACTCAGCAATCTTCTTCATCATAATCGGTGGAACCATTCTACCGATTCGTTCTGCCTTCTGATTCCATTTACCAGTAAGTTTGAAATCATCTGGTAGTGATTGGATTCGTTTCAATTCTCCAATCGTTAGTTTACGAGGTTCACTCCAGTGGAATGCACCAGCAGTTGTATCACCACTACCCATTGCAGTTAGTGTAGGTGCAGGCACCTCAAGTGATACTCTCTTCAAGTTGAAGTGGTGTCCCTTTGGATGGTAGTCCATACCAGTAAGAACCTTCTTAGGAAAGTCTTCCATCTTGGAACCAGTATCTCTCCAGTATGCAGTCTTACTAAACTTCTCAGTAAGATACTTAACCTCTTCTTCATCATATTCCAAACCCACCAATGCATCCTTCAAAGGGATAACCTCAGTGGATTGTTCTGGATACAAGGTTCCAATGGTCATGAAGTTTAGACCAACCGCAGCAGACACATCTTCACGAACTGCAATAAAGATTACACGAGAACGAGTCTGGGAAACACCAAGATATCGTGAGTCTAGAACTTGTGCAACAACATCATAACCAATCTGTTCGAATGTGTTTTGAATCTTATTGAAATAAGTCTTCGCCTCACCTACAGTTAGGCCTGCAACATTCTCTGCAATAATAACCTTCGGTTTAATCTCTTCTGCGACACGCAAGAACTCAAAGAACAAGTCCTCAATATTCTCAACCATTTTACCATCAGAATATTTCTTAGTCTGTCCCCAACCATCAGAGTGTTTACCATCAGAGGAGTGTGACAATTTGCCAGCAACAGAAAATGCAGAACAAGGTGGAGAACCATCTAACACATCTAACTCGCCTGGTTTCAATCCAACAAGGTCTAGAAAATCTTTACCAGTAAGTTCTTTGATATCATCTGGAATGATAGGTGTATTGGGATAGTTTTCTTTGTAGGTATTTCGTGCCTCTTCTACAAATTCATTCACTGCAAGAATCTTACCACCAGCAAGACGATAACCAGTAGACGAACCACCACCCCCAGCAAATGTAGAAATTACATTAAACTTGGCCTGCGCCTCTCCATCGTAAACATCTTGTAAATTATATGGTGTATAACTCATGCGAAAAAGTCCTCTAGTGTTGTCTGTGTTCCATAACTCCTGTCAATCGTCCAACCAATCTGGTTCATAATAAAAACGAGTGGTTCAACAAAAGCTTTGTCGAATTGCATATCATAGTCCAAATACTTGTGAATGTCAAGTTCTTTTGGTAACTTAGTTATAAAAGAGATAACATTCGACTGCATTGGGTTTGGGGTTCTCATGTTCAAGAACTTGATTTTGTCACCATCGTTGATGAGTGGATACTTGTTTGTCAACTTGTTCTGTTGAACATAGTGGTTGTAAAGCAACACACCCTTGATATGCATTGGTGTCCCTTTCTTAAAGATAGCAGAACTATCCATGTATTGTCTCAAGTTGTTTGCAGAACGAGGGAATGCAATCAACTCTGGGGGCAGTTCCATGAACTCTTTACGAAACTCTTGAATAAAGGTGTTCACATCTTTCTCAGTTCCAGACATGATAACCTTCAATGCATCTTTAATCTTCTCACGGCAAGGTGCAGGGGTTGAAGACTTAACCGCCTCAATACCCATAATCTTGAGTTTTGGTTCTTTATAACGAACACCCTCAATATCCCACGCATTTAGAATGTATCGTTTCTTTGCAGTCCAGATGCCTTTGTCAGCGATTACCTCTCGCTTCATCTGCATCTTTTGTGCATATGCATTCATAGTTTTAGCAAGATTCTCGTAACTTTGGTCAATAAAAGGTTCCAACTTCTCACTTGCAATTTTGTCCAAGAATGTGACGATTTTGCCAGTTTCACTTCCCTCTTCAAAGAGTCTACAAACAAGTTCATCAAAACGCAAGTAAACCGAGTCGGTATCTGACGCAATAACATAGTCCACTTTTTCGGTTTTAAGCAATTTGTTAAGGTATTCATTTAGTCTCCTTTCAATCCAACGAATAGATAATTGACCAGAGGTGGTGATTCCCTCTGCGATTTTCAGTTCATAATAGCGAAACCACTCATTACCAATCGCACCATAAGCAGAGTTCAACGAAATCTTTCGTGCCATCTGAATATTATTAAACCTTGAAACATCTTTTAGATATTTAGCATCCTTTGTATCTTCATACTTTTGTTTTGCAGCCAACATCTTTTTCTTATAGATGGTTCGGTCATTATACATCTCTTGCATCATCTCTGGTAAGAAACCAAGTTTGCGTTTTGAGAACAAAGCACCATTAGGTGTAGCAGTCACATCATCTGCAATACCACTACTGGGAACAAGTTTACCATTGATGATTGCATCCACACCACCTTCACCAAAGTTAAGTTGGTCTGGTAACAAAGTCTCTGGTGAAATGTTGTATTGCATAATCAAGTGAGGATACAATGAGTTCAAGTCGAAAGACAGAACCCACTTATGTTGTCCTACTTGTGGTTCTTTAACATATGCACCAACATACTTCTCAGCCTTAGAACCACCCCTTTTCTGAGGAATGACAATCTTCTTCTCACGCAAGTGATTGTAGATAAGAACATCCCAATACTTTACAGAAGTAAATGCATCAGACATGTTTACTTTTGCCTCGTAGGTCATAGTCAACAACAAGTCGATAAGTTTCATCTTGTCATCAAGTCTGTCTACGAGTTCCACATCGGTAATGTTATAGTCGATGAAAGATTGATAGTCTTTCGTATACCACTCACGAAATGTTTCGTATGGGTTCTCATCCTTGCGTTCACCAAGTTCCACAAACGCAATGTGGTCTAGTCGATAAGACTCTTGGTTCTGATAGGTAAACTTTTTGTAGAGTTGAAGGTAGTCCAAGTCAGTAACACCAAGGATGTCATAAGTCTGGTCTTTGCGACCATAACCAGTGTTTACCATACGAGATTGAACAATACCCCAAGGCGAGAGTCTACGAACCGCATCCTCACCTAGAACCTTTTCGATACGGTTACAGATATAAGGAATATCAAAGAACTCAGTGTTCCAACCAGTTACCACATCTGGGTGGTCGGCATCCCACCAACCAAGGAACCGAGCAAGTAGTTCTCTTTCGTCTTGACAGTGGATATACTCAACATCATCACGAGTTGTGTTGTAATCGTATAAACCCCAAACTTTGATTTCACCAGTTGAGTGGTCTTTGACAGTGATAGACAACATTGGTTCCTCAGCCTTATCAGCATAAGGGAAACCATTCTCACACTCAACCTCAATATCAATAGTAATCTTTTTGATATAGTCAGAGTCGAACTGAATTTGTTTTGGATATGTTTCTGAGAGATAGGTATAAGGAAACTGCGTCATACCATAAACAAGCCATGGTTGACTTTCGTATTGGTCTACGAACTCCTTCGCCTCTTTGATAGAAAGAAACTTCATTGGATTGACATTCTTGCCTTCCAATGTTTTCCAACCAGTTTCTTTCTTTACAGGGACATAGAGAGTTGGTTCATACTTCACTCTTTTAGTGAACCGTTCCCCTTTAGAAACACCACGAACCAATAAATCGTTACCCCATTGGGCAACATGAGTATAAAAATCCATTCAACCTACCTTCATTCAACTGTAAACATTATATAATAAGAAAGCGGGGATGTCAAGACTTATTCATCATAATCATTCTTGTCACCCCTTGCAATCCAATCCGAAAGAACGAATCGTCTGTTAGGGTTTACTGATACCTTAAATCGTGTCATTGCGTCACGGTTAATG